TATTAAAAAGCATAGGGGGTCTTGATGAAAGTCTTCCGGGTGGAGATGACTTAGACCTATCTATTCGCTTAATGAAAGAAGGGTATAAGCTTTTTGCAGACAGAACAGCTTACCTTCATCACATAGGACAGCAAACGGGCCAGCGAGTCCATAAGGGTTATTGGGATTCTCAAGACCATCAAGAAGCTGTAAGCAATGCCATTATTAAAAAGCATGGCTTTATAGCGTGGAATAATTGTTTTTCATGTAAGTGGACGTACTGTTATGCAGAGCAGCACACAGAGGAATATTGGGACAAGATGTTTGATGGCGTTCCAATGTATGAAGAAAATTGGTATGAAAAACATTTGCTTCCACTAAAAGGAACAAAAGGACTTAATTTGGGATGTGGGTCAAAAGGCGCAAACTATGAGGCATTTGGCTTTGATCTTGCAAGAAAAGGAGAGCAAGGTGCTGGAGGACGAAAACTTTCAGAAGCCAACTTAGACACGACTGCTGATGCAAATGATCTTCCTGTGCAATCAGGAAGTGTTGATTACATCATGGCTCCACATTTATTAGAACATCTTGTTGATCCATTTGCTGCATTAGAAGAATGGAAAAGGGTTTTAAAGACTTCTGGGTCATTGCTTTTGACAATGCCAAACCATGATTATTTGCCAACTATTTTGCTAGATTATACGCACGTTCATGCGTATAATGCAAAGTCTGCACAGTCTCTTTTAGAAAAATGCGGATTTGAAGTGGAAGAAATAATCGAAAACATACATGGGACAATGGCAATTAAAGCAAAAGCAATGGAGGTTGTCTAATGTCTCAAATTTCTTTCGTTTATAATTCGGATATAAGAAACAACGGAACTGCTACACTTGCTTTCAATTCATGCAAACATCAATTGGGATGGGGCGATAAGGTAGATCGGTGGAGACCCGATGGAAAAATCCCCGAAAGGGAATTGTATATTTATGTAGACGATGGTCGGGATGATATTAAGTGGGAATGTCCCGGCCCAAGCGCATATTGGGCCGTAGATACGCACTTGGGATATGACTATCGTCTTTGGAAAGCAAAGCAGTTTGATAAGGTTTATTGCGCTCAGCTTGAAGGTGTTCGCAAAATGAGAGCAGATGGGATAAAAAATGTAAGTTGGCTACCGCTTGCTTGCAATCCTATGGCTCATCCAAACCTAAAAGAAATGATGGCTCATCCCAACAAAGAGCAGCATACCAAAGGCCAAAGTCTTTCAAAACAATATGATATAGGCTTTGTTGGCTTTATTAATCAAGGTGCTGGGGAAGGGTCAAACAATAGAACTGAATGGTTAGACTATGCTTTTTCTAGGTTTAATAACCATTGGTTTGCGTTTAATCGCTTTTTTGAAGACATGGCAGTTGTTTATATTAGATCAAGGTTAGGATACAACATTTCTATTCGTAATGATCTAAACATGCGCTTTTTTGAAATCCTATCTACAGGAACTAGCCTGTTGACAAACACCACTGTAGAAGGAATTGTTGAGCTTGGATTTGTAGAAGGCGAACATTTCTTAGGCTATGATAGCAAAGAGAGCTTGCTAGAAAAAGGGCTATGGGCATTGTCTAATCCAACAGAGCGAGAGAAGATTGCTAACAATGGCATGGAATATGCCAGAAAGTTTCACACATACGACCTTAGAATCCAAAAGATTTTAGATGATTTTGGAGTAAAAAAGCAAGATAATTGATTTTGGGAGGGTGATTTTGCATACGAATTACAAAGAGATCGACTCTTTGAGGGGGTTGTGCAAATGATCCCTCCCTTAAAAACGGAGATGATTTAATGGTTGGTGATTCCTATTGGAGCGCAACAGCAGCAGGAACAAATAGCGGAGCAACCGCATCGCAAGGCGCAGATGCAAATCGTCAGTGGATTGTTACAGGAATTGCTGGACATACTGACGCAGATTCTTTAATTCAAATTAAAGATGGAACAGATGTTTTGTTTGAAAGCAAAATAGATGTTTCAGTGGAAGGATTTACTTTTGGTTTTTCTGGATTAGTAATACCTACTGGCTTGGGTAATGCGGCTCAAGGCGTTTTGACTGCATCTACCGCAGATTGCCAAGTAACTATCTTTGGGCATTCTGCTCCTTAAAGAATACCTTAAACCCCCCTCAAGGAGGATTTTGTTATGTTGCGTAAAAGAAGGCCAGCACTTTCTATAGATAGCACGATTACTGAACAGATGCAAAAAGAAATAAAAAGCGGCAAGTATAGTTTAGATACTGGTGTTCCGCTTCCTCTTTCTAAGTCTGACAAGGATAAGATTATATATAGAAAGTATGAAGCTGAGTCAGAAATGATTACAGATACTCGCCATAAAGAGTGGAGAGAGACTCTTGTGACGCATTCAAGGGTAGCTCTTTTGGGTCTTGAAGATCGCCTTTTGGATGACGATGTTTCTGGAATATCTACTGACGATGGTATTATCATGGTTTTTGAGGGAGAACCTTTGCAGACTGTGTGCATTGATGCAAGGACAATGCGCGTGTTGTCTGAAGACCAAGCTGAATTAGAAGAAGAAGCAACAGGTATTCAGTTTGACCGATACACAGAATGGGGTTTTCGCTTAGCAGAAGCAAAGATTACAAATGGACCTGAAGCAAGGTTAAAGCTTTCTGAAACATATGAAAGACAAAAGAACCAAGAGCAAGCAGAAATGTTTAGTTCTATGGAACAGTTTTTTGGAAAGCTAATGAATCGACTAGAATCAGATGGCAAAGTTACAAATACTCCAGAGCAATTAGCTCAAAGCAATGGTAACATTTTAGATCCATCTACTGTCATGGAGCAGCTTTTGCGGTCACATAGTCCTGAGCAAATTAAAGCTATGATAGAAATGGATGCTGCTGAAAAGGATGAAATTGAGCCGTTGTCAAAAGAAGAGCTTGAGCAAGATAAAACAAACTATCTTGATAAGATGGTTGAAGATGGAGTGTTGGAAGAGTCTAAGACTTAAGCCATAGTATCCATTATTAAGGATAATATCAATGACATATGAGGATATTTATAAAGAGTTAAATCTTTTAGCGTCTGAAGAGGATGGTGATGATTTTCAAGACATGGCTAAAAGGTCTATTAATCTTCATTACATGGAGCTTCTTTCTGAGTCTAATACTGATTTAGAGCGTAGGGAGTTTACTTTGACGGTTGCAAGTGGTCAGAGTAAATATGGAATGCCCTTATATGTTGCTGATGTTTTAAATATAGAAGACGATTCAAATGATAGGCCATTAGATTTATATGGTCCTCACTCTTATGATCGTAGGCATTCTGGCTCTACTCAAACTGGAGCGCCCGAAGAAGCATACTGGATTGGTGAGTATGGCGTACAAAAACAGCCAGCAACAGCTGGGGCTTTAACGGTAGAATCTTCATCTGCTACGGATACAGGTGCAAATTATCAGATAGTAATACACGGCATGGTTGGTGGGGTAGACACAAGGGAAGTTGTCGATTTTACAGGAGCAACCCCTGTGTCTACCACTAATAGCTTTGACGCAGAAAGTAATGCTATTGGTATTAGACGTATAGTTTTAAAGAATCAAAACAACCAAACTTTTACGGGCAATGTAACTGTAAAAGACGTTGATGGGAATACGCTTTCTGTTATTCCTCCTTATTGGGGGGATAGTCCATCGTATCAGTGGTGGGAGCTTTGGCCTGAACCTGCTGCTGCACAGACATATGTTGTTAGAAGTCTTGCTCATAAGCCTCCACTAGTAAATGATGACGATTGGCCAGAGATACCAGAAATGTTTCACGATCTATTGATCTATGGCCCTCAGTCCATGTTGCTTGCTGGCAAAGGAAAAGAAGCCGCAGCAGCTAGAGCTTTGCAAAAGTATACCGATAGGAAACAAAAGTTTTTAGGGCTTAAGCAGCATCGGGGTGTTCGTAATCGTAAATTTAGAAACGCAACGAATCCCTATATACAGCGTGGAAACTTTAGAAAAATACCTAACGCCGTAGAGTCATAATGCCAAATCCTACAAATTTAACAGGATTAAAAAAGTCTCCTATCTTTAGGATGAGAGGCTTAAGAGATGGTCTTATTTATCCAAATGAGAATCTTACTCCAGAGCATTGTATTGGTGTTACTAATATAGATTTTAGCGAACAGCAAATTGCTGCTTCTCGTAAGGGGAAAGATAAGTTTAACACAACGCAAATAACTGGATCTGAGCCAGTAGTTGGTTTTGTAGAGGCAAGCTTTAAGGCTGGAACTCAAAAAGTTTTTTGCACGCCATCGTATATTTTTACCGACAATGGCACTACAAGACATGACATTACAGGCGCATTAACTCCTTCTGGAACAAACTTAGATCATTATTCATTTGCGTTTTTGGATGATAAGATTGTTGGAACAAATGGCATAGATGCTCCATTTACATGGGATGGTGACTTTGCTAGCCCCTCAAATGCAGCAGCATTGTCTTTTGCAGCTGACTCTGTTCAATTTACTAAATGCTTAGACCTTGTTCAGCATAGAAATACATTAGTTGTATTAGCTCCAACTATTAGTGGAACGCTTCAGTCTACACGTATTTTGTGGGCTGATATTGATACAAGAACGTTTGGAGTAGATACAACCCGATATCTAAATTCTAACAGGTTTGAGATTGGGGGTATTGGTTCTGCGCCTATTGTTGGTGGGGTAGATAGCTGGGAAAAGCTATGGGTTATGAAGTCTGATGGTGTTTATCCGGGTCGATTGGAGTTTCGGACAGGACACATTGAATATATACCAGATGAACAGATAGGTGCTTTAAAGGGTTTTCATCCTGTGGCACGGTCCTCTTTTATTGCTCGACCAGACTTTATTTTTGGCATTGCAACAGAAGGTGCTTTTGTTGTTAGGGCAGATGGTCAATTTGGCATTGTGACGCAAAACATTGATTTTAAAGGACTTTTTAATCAAAGTCGTTTGCAATATGCAATTTCAACAACTAGAGAAGATGATCATCAAGTCAGAACTTTATTGGCTTCAAAAGACAATTCTGCTAACGGATATGACAAAATTCTTGTTTGGGATTGGGAAACAGGGGATATCTCTATTGAAGACTATACTTCCAATAAGTTAAGTTGGATTGCTCGATATGACTCTAATGGGACAGAAAAAGACTTTCATGCATCACAGGCTTCTGGTTATATTTATAATGCAAATACTGGAACAGATGACGATGGAGAAGGCATTGATTGGAGCATAGAAATGGCTCCAAACGATTTGGGGTATCCCGGAGTTGATAAAACTATACATTCTATAGTATTGTTTTATAGAGATGTTGGAGCTGGGAGACAGTCTATAACAATGCAAATGATAAGAGATGAAGACGCAAGATTGCCAAAGTCTAAAACATTTGATGACTTTGGAACAGACCTTCAATACGACGAAGGTCAAACGTATGATTCTGGCATTGAATATCCTGTTATAGGAAATAACTTCCGCAGGTGGGGAGTGAATAGAACAGCTCAAAACATAAAGCTAAAAGTCTTTTCTAATTCTACAGTTAAGCTTGTTGGTTATCAAGTTTTTTATACTGTAGATGATACAGACGCTAACACTCCTTCATAGGAAAGAATTATGGCAAGCGTAACAGTTCCTGCGTCTTCTACACTGCCTGTTGCTGGTGCTGACATTATAGCCGCACCGCTAAATGGGTGGATAACAAATATAAAAGATTTCGTTGAAGGCGCTAATATTGACGAAAACAATGTTGATTATAGCTCCATTGATGGTATTGTTGTAAAGCAGCAAACGCAAACTATTACAGGTGCAAAAACTTTTTCAGCTTCAATTACAGCTAGCGCAGGAATGACTAGTGGTGGAAACATCATTAGTGATACTGATTCTACTGATAATTTGGGCAGTGCTTCTGTTCGTTGGGCCAATCTATACGTAGACTCTATTGGCGATACGGGCCAAGATCTTACTATAGCTGCAACGACAACGAACCTTCCTTCTGGACATATCTTCGATTACAACTCCGCAGATGTTACGATTACTCATGCGGCCAATACGCTAACGATTGCTGGCGGTACGACAGTCGTTGATGCATTGACTTCTGGCGGCAATGTCATTTCTGACACAGATAGTACCGATGATCTTGGTACGACCTCTGTTAGGTGGGCTAACCTATACGTAGACAGTATTGGTGATACTGGACAGGCGCTGACTATTACCGCTGGAACAAATGCGATTACGCTAACAGCTGGCGATGTTACGCTATATGATGACAATAACAATGCAGATACAAGTATCAGTATTGGTACGAGTGCTACAGAGCGTATTGGTATTTCTGTTTTAAACGGTGCTGCAAATAAGACAGCAGAAGAAGTTCGCTTTACTTCATATACCGCTTCAGCTACTGCTGATCATGGTAAGTTTACGTTTTACGTAGACGAATCGGGCAGTGCTATATTTAGTGTCGATGATGGTGGAGTTGATGTTACGGGCGCACAAACTATTTCTTCTACTTTAGATGTAACGGGGCTTACTACGGCTACGGGCGGCGTAACGTCTGGTGGCAATATTGTTAGTGATACCGACTCTACGGACGATCTGGGCACAACGAGCGTGCGTTGGGCGAACCTGTATGTGGACAGCATTGGTGATACGGGACAGGCGTTGGCTGTTACGGCAGGGGCCAATAACGTCAACGTCACCGCCGGAACAGTTGCCATCACCGGCGCACAGACCATCTCCTCTACGCTGGGCGTCACGGGCCTAACGACGGCTACCGGCGGCATAACGAGCGGCGGCAACATCATCTCCGACACCGACAGCACGGACGATCTGGGTACGACCTCTGTGCGGTGGGCTAACGTCTACGCTGA